CGATCATTTATCGGGAGTAACTAAACATGGCAAGTCAAATCTCGCCTGGTGTTATTGTCAAGGAAAGAGACCTCACAACTGGTACTGTTGTTAACGCTGCTTCAAATACTGCTGCAGTAGTTTCAACATTCAGTAAAGGTCCAGTCGGACAAATCACCACGATAGCTTCACAGAGAGAATTAGTAGATACATTTGGATCACCAGGTGATGCAAATGCTGACGATTTCTTTGTAGCCTCAGAATTTTTAAACTACGGTGGTCGCCTTTCAGTGGTAAGAGCAGAAACAGGAGCAGTTAACGCTGGTGCTACTGCAATTATTAAGAATAAGGTAGACTACGAATCACGCATAGAAGGAACATCTCCAGCATGGAAATGGGCAGCTCAAACTCCAGGTATTTGGGGTAACGACTTTGATGTTGTTGTAGCAGACCGTGGTGCTGATCAGTATGTTACTTTTGCTTCTGCACCTGCAGGAATTGCAGCTGGAACAAACTTAGCGTTTAGTTCTGGTAAAGCTGCCGAGGTTCTTTCTTGGGATGCTGGATCATTAACTGGTGCTGTTATACTAGATGATCCTACAGTTCGTGTTACTTCTGCTGATACTCTCGACACTCCCGACACAGGTCGAGTAAGTGGTGTAACAGTTAACAATGCTGGTACTGGATACACAACAGCAACATCTCTTGCTACTACAGGTGGTGCTGGATCTGGTGCTAAGGTAGACATTACAGTAACAACTGGTAACCCAGAAGGTTTAACAGTATCTGCTGGTGGTTCAACATACGGTGCTACAGGTACTGCAGTTGCTACTACAGGTGGTAATGGAACAGGTCTTACACTTGACTTTACTTCTACTGGTGGTGTTGTTGATAGCGTAAGTGTTGCTGTTGCTGGTGACGGTCAATATCAAGTTAATGATGTAGTTACAATTACTGGTGGTGGTAACAACGCACAAGTAACTATTACATCTGTAAGAGGAGCAATTGCTACTGTTGCTGTTACTGGTGGTGATCCTGGTATTGGATATGCTGTTGGTGATACACTATCAGTTACTCAGTCTGGTGCATCTTCAGGTACAGTAGATGTTTCTTCAGTTCAGGATACAACAATCGCTGTTACAGTAGAAGACTGGTGGACTAATACAAACACAGACGGTACTAAGTCTGGTGCTGACGATGGTAAGATTAAACTATCTGCTATCGGTCCTCGTCCTGGTACTTCCGCATTTGCTGCAAACTTAGGACTATCTTATGACGAAGTTCATATTGGTGTTGTAGAGAGATCATCTAAGAGTGTTGTAGAAAGACTACAATATCTTTCTAAGTTCAGTGATGGTAAAACATCAGAAGGAGCTTCTTCTTACTACCCAACATATATTAAGGAAGTTTCTCAATACGTTTACTTCGGTGATCACGTAACTGCTGCACACAATCCTACCACTGCTGGTGCTGGACTTGCTGCTGGTACTGCTGCTACTGCTGGAACTTCTGGTCAGAAACTACAACTCTTCGGTGTTGTTAATACATCACTTGCTGGTGGTACTGATGACTATGCATATACAACTGCAGAGTTTAGTACAGGTCTTCAAGAGTTCAATGATACAGAAACAGTTGATGTTGACTTCATCCTTATGGGTGGTTCAATGGGAACTGAAGCAGATTCTAAGTTGAAAGCTGCTGCATGTATCACTACTGCTAACCTAAGAAAAGATGCTGTTGCATTTGTTTCTGCACACAAAGGTGCTCAGGTTTCTGGAACTGTTGCTCTTTCAAGAAAAGATCAGAAGGATAACACAGTTAACTTCTTCTCAACATTAAGTTCTTCTTCATACGCAGTATTTGATAGCGGTTATAAGTATTTCTATGATCGTTTCAATGATAAGTATCGTTATGTTCCTTGCAACGGAGATGTTGCTGGTCTATGTGTTGCAACTTCTACAACACTTGATGACTGGTTCTCACCTGCAGGACTTACACGAGGTGGAGTTCGTAATGCTATTAAACTAGCATACAACCCAACTTCAGCAGATAGAGATGAACTTTATCAGAATAGAATCAATCCAATTGTTTCTTTCCCTGGTCAAGGCATCACACTATTTGGTGATAAGACTGCACTATC